AGAAGAGACGATGCTCATTTTGAAACTCGTAAAAAAGGAGAACATTCAGAAGCTGCAAGAACATTAGGTAATGGAACAAGAAATTACCCTATGAGAAAAGGTCTTCCAAAAATGAAAGTTATACCAAACGAATATCTTCAAGAAGAAGTCGAAAGATTAAGAAATAAAAACGATGAGTACCGTAAGGCTCTTAACGTGTTCAGAGAAAAACTGAATGAAGTTGCGGTATTTAATTCAAATTTGGCATACGCTACTAGATTGTTCACAGAGCATACAACCACAAAACAAGAAAAAATCAATATCCTAAGAAGATTTGATGATGTGGAAAGTCTTAAAGAATCTAAAAATCTGTATGGTACTATTAAAAATGAGTTGAATACTCAGGTTCAAAGTGTTGTAACTGAATCTATCAAAGAGATTGACAAATCTCCAGCATCAGGTTCAGCACAAAACTTAATTGAATCTAAAACGTATGAAAATCCACAGTTCTTAAGAATGAAGGATATCATGTCAAAAATTAACAGATAAAAATAAATAAATTAAAAAAACCAATATTAAAATGGGTGCATTATTAGAAAGTGGTCTAGTTGGTAACATCGGTCTTAAGCACTTGAAAGTTATCAAAGAAGACACAGTAAATAAGTGGGACAAATTAGGATTCCTTGAGGGTCTAGGTGGTCACTTGAAAGAGAACGTAGCTCAGTTGTACGAAAACCAAGCTTCATATTTGATTAACGAAGCTTCTTCAACTTCTGACTCAGGTTCTTTCGAGACCGTAGTTTTCCCAATCGTAAGAAGAGTATTCTCTAAACTTCTTGCAAACGATATCGTATCTGTACAAGCAATGAACTTACCAATCGGTAAATTGTTCTACTTCGTACCTAAAATCCAAGGTTACTCTGGTGGTACTACTCCTAACGACCTAGGTTACTTCGGTCAATCTGGTGACCACTACGCTCCTGTAGGTTCTCCAGGTAACTACCCAGGTAATCCTGACGCTGGTTACACTAACGGTACAGGTTCTTACAATCCTACATACACAAAGGATTTGTATGACTTGTTCTACGAAGGTAACGAAGCTGGTTTGAATCCTCCAGGTTTGTTCGACTACTCTAAAGGTAAGTGGTCAGCTACTACAGCTACTACTACAACTGTAGCTTGGAACAACAATGGTCTTATGGTTCCTTCAGCATACACTACAAACGATTACAGAAAGGTTATTATCGTATTGAGTGGTTTCTCTAACGCAGGTGCTGGTCAACTTATCGGACCTAATGGTAACACTATGGATACAGAAGAATTCCTTTCAGGATTGAACATCTTCGGTGTTCCTGGTAACCCAACTACAGTTGCTAACTTCAACAATCCTTACTTATTCAGAGTAGTAACTCAAAGATACGGTAAGGGTATCGTAGAATACGGTAACCAAGCTTCAACTACTTGGCCAACAACTGGTTCAGGTGGTCAGTACTACAACGTATGTGACGCTAACGGTAGAATCTACTTGGAGGTTGACCTTCAGGTTCCTGTTTGTGTTGAGTGTGGTCAAACATCTCCTGATGGTTACACAGGTTCTACATTCTCGTCTACAACAGCATTGAACCAAGCGTTCGTTGGTGTTTACAGAATCTACAAAGAACTTGAATTCGAAGACCAAATCGGTGAAGTTTCTTTCGACCTTGAGTCAGTAACTGTTTCTGTTACAGAAAGAAAACTTAGAGCACAATGGTCTCCTGAATTGGCACAAGACGTTGCGGCATTCCACAACATCGACGCTGAAGCTGAATTGACAGCTTTATTGTCTGAGCAAGTGGCTGCTGAAATCGATAGAGAAATCTTGAGAGACTTGAGAAAAGGTGCGGCTTGGAACCTAAGATGGGATTACAACGGATGGAAGAGACTTGCTTCTAGCGGTACAACTCCATACACTCAGAAAGACTGGAACCAAACTTTGATTACTGCAATCAACCAATTGTCAGCTCAAATCCACAAATCAACTTTGAGAGGTGGTGCTAACTGGATTGTTGTTTCTTCTGAAGTTTCAGCTATCTTTGACGACTTGGAGTACTTCCACGTTTCAAACGCGGCTCCTGAGCAGGACCAATACAACATGGGTATCGAAAGAATCGGTACTTTGTCAGGTAGATACCAAGTGTATCGTGACCCTTACTTCCCAGCTAACCAAGTGTTGATTGGACACAAAGGAACTAGCTTGTTGGATACAGGTTACATTTACGCTCCATACGTACCTCTACAATTGACTCCAACAATGTATAACCCATTCAACTTCACTCCTATCAAGGGTATCATGACTAGATACGCTAAGAAGATGGTTAACAACCGTTTCTATGGTAGAGTAACAGTTGACGGTGTTAGAACATTCGACTTGAGAGAATTGAGATAATATTTATCTTAATTAACAACAGAAGGGAGACGAAAGTCTCCCTTTTTTTATTTTACGGGTATTTATAAGATATAATTTTCAAAAGGTGAGTCTTTGTAAAAAACTTGTAATCAAAAACATATCTACTGTTGTTAGGGTTATCTCATACACTCGATGTTCGGATGGTTTGGTAATTGACAATTATCAAATTCCTGCAGGTGCTACAAGGACAATTTATTATAGAATATTTTCTTATAGTACTGCATCTCCTCAAAGTTTTCAAATTTTATCGTTAGAAGATTGGCCGCCAGCTTCAACACCAACACCAACACCCACGATAACTCCTACGGTGACTCCTACGGTGAGTATTACTCCTACTAATACTGCTTCACCAAGTCCAACGAGAACGAGTACTCAAACACCTACACAGACCTCCAGTGGGACTGCAACGCCAACACCTACACCAACCGTAAGTCCAACTCAAACTCCAACTAACACACCTACTCCTTCAATTACTCTGTCGGCAACAAATTCACCAACACCGACAAATACAAATACTCCAACTCAAACGTCAACTCAAACACCTACGAGTAGCGTTACTCCATCAAATACGCCAACGCCAACAATAACTGAATCACCAACATCAACACCAGGTGAAACTCCAACTCAAACTCCCACAAATACCGCATCTAATTCTCCTACACCAACAAATACGGATACTCCGACCCAAACTCCATCCCAAACACCAACATCGACGGTCACTAGTACTCCTACGGTAAGTATTACAGCATCTCCAACAGCAAGTAATACCCCAACTAATACTCCTACAAATACTGTTACCGCAAGTAATACTGTTACACCAACACAAACAGAAACTCCAAGTCCAACACCCGGAGAATCTCAGACTCCGACACCATCGGTAACCCCAACAATTACTTTGTCTCCAACAAATAGTGGTACACCGACTACAACACCAACCAACACATTCACACCAACTCCTTCGATAACATCATCACCTACGGAAACTCCAAGTCCAACACCTGGAGAAACACCATCTCCGACCGCTTCGATTACACCTACAAATACGCCGACACAGACCTCAACAACAACACCAACTAATACTCCATCAAACACTGAAACTCCGACTAACACGCCGAGTCCTACTGTGACTGATACCCCAACCCCAACTCCTGGAGAATCTGCGACTCCAACTCCGACTCAAACAGGAACACCAACAAATACTCCAAGTAACACGGCATCTCAAACTCCAACACAGACTGAAACACCAACAAATACTCCAAGCAACACATCTTCTCAAACACCAACTCAAACTGGTACTCCAACAAATACGCCAAGTAACACGGCTTCTCAGACTGCAACACAAACACCAACTCCAACTGAAACACCAACAAATACTCCAAGTAATACAGCGTCTCAGACTGCAACACAAACACCAACTCCAACTGAAACACCAACAAATACTCCAAGTAATACAGCGTCTCAGACTGCAACACAAACACCAACGCAAACTGAAACGCCAACCAATACTCCAAGTAATACAGCGTCTCAGACTCCATCTCAAACACCTACTCAGACCGGTACACCAACAAACACGCCAAGTAACACAGCTTCTCAGACTGCAACACAAACACCAACTCCAACTGAAACACCAACAAATACTCCAAGTAACACGGCTACTGAGACCCCAACTCCGACACCGACACAGACTCCAACTCCGACACAAACATACACTCCTACCCCAAGTTTAACAGCATCAGTTACTCCAACAGAAA